CTTGCATGTATTATACTTCTTGGTTTACAATTATCTTTTTTCATATGATTAGATTTTGATTGTCTTGAACTAAAACTAATCATACATCTAGGACAAGTTAAATCATCTATACCTTTACATTTTTTTTCATGTTCTATTAAACTATTTTTAGTTTTATAAATTTTATTACACTTTTTACAAATATTTTGGTTTAGGTGTACATTTTTTTCATTTGGGTGTACATTTTTTTCATTTGGGTGTACATTTTTTTCATTTGGGTGTACATTTTTTTCAGTTAAATTTTCAGTAGTATTTTCTATAATTTGACATTTATGCTTACGAAAATGATGTTTTTTTAAATCGAATTTTCTATTTGTTCTATAATTACAAAAATCACATTTATGCTTTTTAAAGTCGTCGTTGTCGTTCATTACTATAAATAGTATATATTTTATTTTTAAATATTAAAAATCATTATCAGATTTTTTTCGTTTTTGCGATAACGACTTTAAAAATTTTGAAACCTATTTTTTTTATAAAAAAAATAAAAAGTTTTTTTTGTTAATTTTAAATAAAAAATAACAAAGCGTATAAGTAATCTAAAAATTGATAAAAATAATGATTTTTAATGTAAAAATCATGCTTTTTAAGTTTTTTAAAAAAAAGTACATTTCTTAAAAAAAATAAAAATTTATAAAAAGTTTTATAAAATTTTAAAAAAATAAAGAAATGTACTTTTTTTGTAATTAATATATAGAGATGGATAAAAGAGAGCAAAAAAAAAAGGAAGTAAAAAAAAAAGCAGTTAAAAAAAATAAGTTTGTAATACTTCTTAAAAATAGTCCAATTAATGAAAATAGTTCTAAAAGTGGAAATAAAAATCCGTGTCCAGAAGGACAAATAATTAGTCATAAAACTGGAAAATGTATAAAAAAAACAGCAGAACCAAAAAAGAAAATATTTACACCTGAAGAAAATAAATATTTTAAAGCAACTTATAAAAATAAAGTACCTACAGAAAAACAAATACATTATATTAAAACAGTAGTTGAATATAATAAAAGAATAGAAAGATTAGAAAAATTAGGAACAGAAAAAGCATTTAAACAAATAAAAAAAGAGGAAGAAGATCATAAAGCATTTTTAAAAAATTTATAAATTACACCAATAAAGAAGATAAATAGAGAATAATATTATTTATTTTTATGTAAAAATATTATTATTATTATTTTCAGATAAATATTCATTATAATTATTAGAACAAATAATACATAAAACATTACTAATATGATAATAATAAGGTGAATCATATAAATTATTACATATTAAACATTGTTTTTTTTGAATAGACAAATTAGCAAAAGAATCAGTAATATTATCCATTATAAAAAAGATACTAATATTCTATAAATAAATTATCATTTTTTTTAAATATAATATATTTAATAAATTTTACAATTTAAATAGGGATATTTTTCATATAATTTAAATATAGCTTTTTCTTTCATTTTTGCTTCAATCATAATATCAATATTAGTTGAATATTTTTCAGGAATATTTAAAAGATAATCAGGAATTGTTTCTATATAATCACTATGATGTCCAATTCTACCACTTCCTTGTTCTGATATATGAAATTTAGGTTTAATATTTTTATTTTTCCATGAATTAAGAATAGTAGGAATATAATATTCTGGTTCTTCAAATTTTTCAGCTGGATGTAATTTAATATAACAATGATAATGATGTGTATCAAATACAATAGGAATACCAATTTTTAAATGAACTTTAATACAATCTTTAATACTAAATATTTTTTCACAATTTTCAAGAACTAATCTATTTTTAATATTATCTGGTAATTTATTATAATTTTCACACCATCTATCAATTGTTTTATCTTTATCACCATAAATTCCACCACCATGAATAACCATTACAGAATTATTATCAAGTTCCATTAAATCTAATACATCAGCATGATATTTTAGGTCTATAATAGTATGTTGAATAACATTATAGTAAGGAGAACCTAGACAATTATATTGTCCAGGATGAAAAGTTAATCTTTGATTAAGTAATTTAGATTTATCACCAATTTGTTTTAATAGTGGTATAGCAAAATCTAATGTATAATCGGGTGCTTTTGAATTACTATAATGTGGAAACATTTCAGATGATAATCTAAATACTTTAATACCATTTTGTTCATTCCATTCCATCATAATTAGACAATCTTCTAAATTTTTAATAATTTTATTTTTAAGATTATCTATACCTTTATCTTGTAAAGTTTTTAAAATAACTCTACGAGAAGAAAATACACTAGGTTTTTTATCTCTTAAATTAATATTAAGACAACAAAGTCCAAGTTGAATATCTTTATTAATACTCATTATAGTAAAAAAAATATAATATAAATAATCATTTTTTTATAAATATAAGTTAAATATATAAAGAAATAAGAATGTTGTATAACTATTAGATGACTTTATTAAAAAAAATTTTATTATTCAATATATTTATATCAGGTATTAATTGTTATACAAATATAGGAATAAAACCATTATATAGACATTGGAACTGTATAGGATTTGAGAAAGATATTGTAAAAGACAAACCATTATCATTTAATGTAGGAGATATTCCATTAGTAGCATGGTATAATAAGAATAATACATTAATATCAACATTAAATGCGTGTAAACATATGGGTTCTAAATTAGATAAAGGTAAAATATGTGATGGAAATTTGTTATGTCCATATCATGGATTAAAACATTCAGATAATGATAAATGTGGTGATATTAAAATACATGATGGAAAAATATGGTGGTCATATAAAGCAGATAAAAATGAATTTCCAGCAACAATACCATATAATAATAAAAATTATACAACAAGTTATTTAACAATAGATATGGAAGAATCATTACCATATTGTATATTTAATTCAATGGATTTAAATCATCCAGAATTTGTACATAATGGTTTAGGATTTGGTTCAGATATAGCACCAGATAATTATGATTATTTTGTAGAAGATAAAAAAACAAGTATAAAATTTGATTATGAAACAAAAGCATCAATTAAAGCAATAAATTATGATATGAATATAGAAGATAAAACATTAAATTTTAATCAAGTAATATATCCATCAACATCATGGTCAAAAGTATGTAGTCGTACAGATGTTGAAAAAAATATAATAATAGGTGTATCAATGCTTCCACTAAAAGAAGATTTAACAAGATGGTATGTAACAATAAGACACAATTATATGAAAGATATATTTGGAAAAACTATAATGAGATTTGCAACAAAATATATATTAAATCAAGATAAAACACAATTTAAAAAACAAATTAAAAATGAAAAATTAAAAGAATTTATATCTTGGAAAAAAAATTTAAGATATGAAAATCATATGAATATATTAAGAGATTATTATGAATTATATAAATATCCAGATATAGAAAGTTTTATCAATGAATTAAAAATAGATAATTATTAAATAGTATATATATAAATATTAAAAAATATATTAATAATATAAAATAATGTATAATATAGAATTATACAATAATATATATAAAGCACAAATACAAGAAAGTATATATTTAGTAACAAAATTAATATTAGAAAATAAAAATAATGAAATTATTGAAAATACTTTTATTGCAATTGCTTCATATATTGGCACATTTATTACATTACAAGATATTCGTTTATGGATAGATATAATAGAAGAAATTGATGATTTTATTAAAGATGATAAAATTGTTATAAAAAATATATATATATTAGTAACAAAATTATGTATAGTATGTGATATATATATTAAAAATCCTAAATCAAAATCAGGAATGCTTACAATATCTAAATTAAGAGAAAAAATAATACATATTTTTGAAGATAATAAAAATTTAGATTATTATTATATTACTAAATTTGAAGAAATAATGCCACCTTCTGATAGTGAAACATATAATATTTCTAAAAATATTATTGCTAGTATTATGAATATTATTAATAATATAAATATTATTAATAATGAAAATGAATTAATAGATACATCAGAACAATTTAGAAATATTTTTGATTATATATCAAGAAAAACATATAAATTTGAAACAATATATAAACATACAGATAATGATAGTATATGGTTTTTATGGGGTATAATAAGTAAAATATGTATTGAAAATTTTGGCGAAATTGCATATAATTTATTTATGACAAATTATAGTAAAAAATTAAAAACAGAAAGATTAGGATTAATATGGGGTACATCTATTGGACTAATTTATTTACAAAATAAAAATATATCTAGAGTATGGTTAAATGATGAAATAATTTTAATAAAAAAAATTAATGAAGTCGCTTTAGATTTATATAATCAAATTAAAAAAGATATATATAAAAAAAATAATTATAAAGATGAAAATGTTGAAACTGAAAAAAGTTATAATAATAATGCTTTAAATTATTTTTTAAATTATAAACCACAATTAAATGATTCATCATCATATATGTTAGATTATAATTCAAATAATTATCAAAATAATAATAATGATGATTTAAAAAAAATTAGATATGATAAAAAATAATATATATTATTAAAGCATTTAATAATATGCTATATAAACATGATATATTAGATAAATTTTTTAATTTTTTTGAGGATTTCTTTGAACATTCTAATATTAAAGAGTTAGTTTATGAATTTATTAATATTGAACAATTTGAATTAAGTTTATTGAGAAAAAAACTTGCATTAGAAGATATACCTAAAAAAAAATGGAAAAGAAATAAAAAAATTAATGATAATATTAGTTCTTATTTTAATAAAAAAAAAAAATAATTATAATGATTTCGCTTTACTTCTATTAGTTTTTGATATAGATTTTGATTTATTTTTTGGTGATAATGATTTAGTTGATTTTAATTTATTTTTATTTACATTATTTATATTATTTACTTTTAAAGTAAATTCTTTTGATTTAGATTTTGATTTTGATTTTGCTCTTAATGTTAAATTTCTAGCTTGATATGCAGTATATGTATATATATTAGAACCCTCTTGACAATGTTTTGAACTAACAAAATTTGGTTGACTACCTGATTCATTTGGATAAACTAAATCGTGTGAAACACTATATTTAATATTTCTTAGATATTTAAAAAATACAATTTGTAATTTATTTTTTAAAATATAACATAAATCAGTATAATAAACCCACATTATTAACTCAAATGGAATTTTTATATATAAATTTGCTCTATCTATATCTGCAATTGAATCTGGTGTATTACATTTATAAAACCAACCAGAATTTTTATCTAATAAAAATCTCATTAAATCTGTTCTAGTTATTAAATATGGATAATAATTTATATTTCCATTCTCATCATCTACAATATTTATAAAACACATATTATCTTCATCTTTTTCTATGTAATCTCTAATATTAATATCATACTCCATATTTATAACATCATCTCCTTTTAAATTTATAATTCTATTTTGATCTACATCTATTTGATCTAATTCATTACTACATCTTAAGTTATATTTGTTATTAATATTATCTGTTAATAAATTAATTTGATTTAGTTGCTCATCTATTTCTTCTTGTGAAACTTTTTTAGTAATATCTTTTAATTTATCACACATATATTTAAATTTTTCTTTTTTTTTTAAATATTCTGCTCTAGTCAGTAATCTTTTTTGTATTGTTGAATCATTTTTAAAATATACATCATATGTTGTATTAAAACAAATATTCATAAATTTTAAAGTTTCAATAGTACTAATTCCAAAATATAAATAAGTATTTGATATTAATTCATTAAATGTAAAATTTGTAAAAGAATTAATATAATTTAATAATGTTTCATATATTATATCTGATTGATTTACATTTAAATTTTTAATTTTATTTAATTCAAAATCTAAATAACATATATTATTACATTCTAATTTGTCATACGATTCTTTAGTTCTATTATCTATTAAAATATAATTTGATGGTTTAAACATTTCTAATGAATTCATTACTATTGATAAAATTTTTCTTTCAAATTTTGTAATCTTATTAGGTAATGAAACTATATTATAAACATATTTATTATTAGTACTATCATAATTATTATTTAATAAAGATAATAATGAATTAAATTCTTTTCTTTTAAAATCTATATATATTTTAACTAAAAATTTTTCAACATCTATTATTTCATATTTATTATATGTATTAACATTAAATAATGAAATATCAATATTACTTATATCAAGTGATGTATTATAAATATCAAAACCTCTTTCTTTATACTTATTAATTCTATTCAATATAAAATAATTTTGTTTTATTAATGATTCTAAATAATCAGGATTTAAATAGCTAATTTTATTAGAAATATCTTTTAAATGTGTTCCACCAAATTTTGAACCATTATACCATAATTGACAACAAGTTAGATCAAAATTAGAGACTACATCTAATATTTTTCTATTTTTATTTAATACCATTATATCACATTTATAATTATTAATAAATACTTCTATTTTAAATTTAATTCCATTTTTTTTAAAAAAAGATAAATCATATTCACTTGCAATAACTAAATTACATATTCTTTTTTTTCTTTTTGTCCAATTAGTTCTATTTTGTGTTATATCAAAATCAGAATTTTCAGATGAACAATATAATTCATCACTTATATTTTTTTTAGTTTGTAGATTAGAATGATGAAAAACATCACTTTCTATAGTTGTATTATAATATTCATCATCTATTTGATATACTGGTGGATTAGTATCAGAATATGTATTGAATCTAAAATTATTTAATTCTTTTAAATTTTTTATAAATGTATTAAAATTTATTTCATTTATATATATATCCATATCACTTGTTTCAAATGAATTAGTTATAGCAGATAATAAAAAACCACCTGCTATATATGCTTCATTTTTTAATAAAATTTTTTTAAAATAATTTAAATCTGTATTTAAAAAAACTTTTAGTTTGTCATCTATTTTTGATTTATATGTATATTGTGAAGACATTTATAATTAGAATACTATAATATAATTATAAAAAAAATTATAATGATTTTCTTTTAACTGTTTTAGATACTGATTTTGATTTATTTATAAGAGATAATGATTTAGTTGATTTTAACTTCTTTTCATTTACAATTATGTTACCAGTTTTTAATTTAAATTCTTTTGAATTTGTTTTTAAAAATGAATTTTTATTTGAATTTTTATATATAAATATCTCATATATATCTATTTCTGAACCTTTTTGACAATGTTTTGAACTTACTGCTGATGGATTACTACCTATTTCATTTTGATAAACTAAATCATGTGATACACTGTATTCAATTTGTTCAACATATTTAATTAATATTATTTGCATTTTATTTTTTAATATATAACATAATTCAGTATAATTTATCCAAATTATTATTTCAAATGGTATTTTTATATATAAATTATTTTTATCTGCACTAGCTATACTATTTTGTCTATCGCATTTATAAAACCATCCTGAATTTTTATTCATCATATTCTGTATTAAATCTGATCTATTAATTAAATATGGATAATAATTTTTATTTCCATTTTTTTCTACTACATTTATAAAACACATATTAGTTTCAGAACTTTCAATATAATCTTTTATATTAATATCATACTCAATATTTATAACATCATCTCCTCTTAAACTATTTATAATATTATCATCAAAATCTATACTTTTTAATCTTTGTTTACATTTTAAATTATAATCTTTATTTATATCATTTATAAACTTTTTAATAAATTTTTCTTCTAAAATTTCTTTATCTTCTATTTTTAAATTTTTTAACATATTTAATAGTTTTTCCAATTTTTTTCTTTTATCCTTTGCTTCCTTTATCTCTATATCATATTCATACATATTTTCTAATATTTCAGTAAATATATTTATAAAATAATTTACTATATAATCAATACTAATACCAAAATAAAAATAAGTATTTGATATTAATTCATTAAATGTAAAATATTTAAATCTATTAAAATAATTTACAAATGTTTCAAATATTACATCTGATTGACTAATATTTAAATTTTTTATTTTACTTAATTCAAAATCTAAATAGCATATATTATTACATACTAATTTATCTATAAATTCATATTTAACACCTAAAATATAACTTGTATCTACATTTTGATTTTTAAAAATTTTTAATTTTTTTACATAATTTTGATATGATTTTTTTCGATACACTATGCCTCCTATGCTATTTTGGTCTCTTTCTACATTTAATTTGTATTTAAATTTATGAACATCATAATTTTTATGTAATAAACTTATAAGATAAAGTAAATCTCTTTTTATATAATCTATTATTATTTTAACTGCAAATGTTTCTATATTTTCTATTTTATATAACATATTTTTTTTTATATATACATCTCCATTTTTATATCCAGATAATCTTGTTAATCTATCAATTGTTTTACTTTTAGATAAATTTATTTTTGGTATATGTATTTTATATCCTCTACTTTTATATTTTCCTATTCTTTTTATTATAAATTCATTATTATCTAATAATGATTCTAAATAATCTGGATTTAAATTTGTTATTTTATTTGGAATATCTTTTAAATGTGTTCCATCCATTTTAAAACCATCATACCATAATTGACAACAAGTTAAATCAAAATTACTAACTACATCTAATAAATTTCTATCTTTATTTATTATCATTATATCACATCTTTTATCATTAATAAAAATTTCTATTTTAAATTTAATTCCATTTTTTTTAAAAAATGATTCATCATATTCACTAGATATAACAAAATTGCAGCTCTTATTTGATCTATAATCTTTTTCATATTGATTAATTTGTGTAAATTCATCATTACTATTTGAACAAAACTGTTCTTTTATAATATTCGTATCTATAAATGGAACTTCTACATCATTTGAATGAGTATGACTATAATAACGAGCACTTAATTCATTATAAACATTAAATTTAAAGTTATTTAATTTTTTTAAATCATTTATAAATCTATTAAAATTAATTTCATTTATATATATATCAATATCACTTGTTTCAAATGAATCACTTATTGCTGATAATACAAAACCACCTGCTATATAAGCCTTATTTTTGAATAAAATATCTTTTAATAATAATTTATCATTTTTATTTAAATCTAGATATGATTCTAATTTTTTATCTATTTTTAATTTATAATTTAATTTTGTTTGTGACATATTATTATAATATTCTAATATTATAATATATTATTATTATTATAATTTAATTATTCATTTTTTGATAATATTCTTTATTTAATTTTTCTTTATGTTCTTCTATATCCATAGTATATTTATGTTCATAAAAATTTTCTGATTCTCCTAAATTTAATTTTTTATATAATAATTTTTCACTTAATTCAGTATCTTGATTTTTTATTATTGAATAATTAAAATAATTACACATATTTACAAAAAATAAATATATATAATTAATCATTATATCATTTTATTATATTCTCTACTATTTAAATAATATTTTTATTAATCATCTATTATATCTTCTATATCTTCTATATCTGATATTTTATCATATATATCACTATCATTATCTGAATTATTTAAGTCTCCTATTTCATTTTCATTTTTATTTTCATTTATATTTATATTTATATTTTCATTTTCATTTTCATTTCTGTTTTCATTTATATTATCATTTTCATTTTCATTTTTATTTTTATTTATATTATTTTTATTTTTATTTTTATTTTTATTTTTTTTTCTTTTTTTTAAAATACTATTATATTGATTATTATTCCAGTAAAAGGGAGGATTATAATTATCATATTTGAAATCATTTAATCTTTTATTATTATCATTATTATTATCAATATCATTATCAATATCAGTATATTTTATAATATCATAACAATTTTTAAGAGGATTAAAATTAAAAATATTATTTAAAAATTTAATCATTGTAAATATATAATATATTAACATATATTATAATTATATATTTATATATTATTAATTATTAATTATTAATTAATATTTAAATAATATTATTATATAAAAATAAAATATTAATTAATATTAAAGGATGCAAATTTTTGTTAAAACATTAACAGGAAAAACAATTACATTAGAAGTAGAAAGTGGAGATACAATTGATATGATTAAAAGTAAAATACAAGATAAAGAAGGTATACCACCAGATCAACAAAGATTAATTTTTGCTGGTAAACAATTAGAAGATGGTAGAACATTAGCAGATTATAATATACAAAAAGAGTCAACATTACATCTTGTACTTAGATTACGAGGAGGAGGTATTTAAAATAATATATTATTTTTATAATTATAAAAAAAAAATATAAATTTTATTTTTTAGATTTTTTAGATTTTTTAGATTTTTTAGATTTTTTTAGTTTTTTAGTTTTTTCATTTTTTTCATTTTTTTCATTTTTTTTAGTTTTTTTAACTTTTTTAGTAATTACAGTTTTTTTAGATTTTTCAGATTTATTTTCAGTATGTATTGGTGCAAGTTTTAATAAAATTCTTCTAGTAATTATTCTAGTAACTAAATTATTTATACCACCAACTTTTTTATCATTTTTATCGATTGTTTT